CGGCATCAACCGCATCATCGGCGACTACGCTTTCGGATACGACATCAACTCGGCTCGCTTCAACGCCGACACTGCATTCAATGCTGGCCTCGCTCCGTTCAACGAAGCTGATCCCGCAACATGGGCGCGTCTCGTTCGCGTTCCCCGTTATGTCAAGACCGTCCTCGAAAACGGATGTGCTTACGTTCCTAACAAAGCCTACCGCAATGCCGACTTTGGTATCTCGGTTGCTATGGTGAACAAGGCCATGTGCAAGTGGACAATGCCATCCTCGACTGGATATGGCGAAGCTCAACAAATGACCCAGAACTACGCTGGCGATTGGGAGTGGAAGAATCCAGATTGGGAGTGCAACCGCTGGCGCAAATCGGGCTTCTATCAAGCCCAGTTCCGTCTTGCTGCACAGGTCAAAGACCCAACCATCATGCACTCGTTCTTGCATCGTCTACCTAAGAGCAAAAACCTCTATGGTTCCTGCTGCCCAGTTCAGAGCTACATCGTTCCTGAGAACAATCAGGATTGCTATAGTTGCGCTGGTGTGGGTGACATCGTTGTGCCTGCCTAAGTTAAATAGGGGAGGGGCTTATTCAAGCCTCTCCCCACAACCTTAAATAAAAATATATGTCTAATTCTCGACCACTCGCTTATGATCGTGTCAACCTGTTTGGCCCGATTGCCGTTAACCTTCTCGCTGCTGGAGACGCTGACCTCCTCGTCCTTAACGACGAAGATACCAAGTTCTTTCCAACAAGCATCGTGCTGGAGACTGCCTACGCTCGCGGAACCACTGCCACTGATCCAATCGTGATCGTGGACAACGGAACCACTGGCGAAAACATCACAGCTTCGCTTACTATCACTGATGCTCTTGATAACCAAGGTCGCTACAATCCTCTTGCGCTTGCCGCCAATCCTTATGTTATCACTGGTTCCAGCAAACTTCGTTTGTTGAAATCCACTGTTGGTGCTGGTCAAGCTACTGCAACTCGCGCCCGCACTTCTGGTGTGGCTACGATTGTTACTGGTGCTGCTCATGGTTTTGCCACGGGCGACACTATCACGATTGCCAGCATGACCGACACTACGTTCAATGACGTGCAGGCTGAAGTTACTGTTGTTGATTCAACTACCTTCACCTATGCAAACGCTGGTGTTAATGTTGTTTCTGGTGCTGATACCGCAGGGCGCGTTGGCGCACTCTATGTGAATGCCTATGTCGTAGGCATCTACTACTAAACATAAACCTTGGGTGGGGAAGTAAATTCTTCCTCACCCATACCCCTTTTCAAATTATGGCTTGTTTTACCGCTCTCGACTACCGCAATAAATCCTACCCTTTCGTTCAGACAATCGCCGCTGCCGCTGGAATTGATCCAATCTCTTATGGTTGTTATGATGCTGCCAGTGATGCTGCAAAACTCTATCAATTCTATGTTGGACTTACAACCATTGGTGAACTCACCCCAGTTACTGAAAACTGCTTTGTGCAAAAAACTGAAGACCAGCAATACTTCCTCACTAACGAAGCTCTTGCTGCTGCTCTCCCACCAGTTGGTTAATTATCGTAACCGATAAAATATTATGGCACTAACTCAACCCTGCTTTACTGATCTTACTCAAGATCAGCAGAATTATAACATCTATCAATCATTGAATCAAATTGCAGGATTTGAGATTCCTGCCTATGATGAAATTGATATTACATACTATGGGGCAACAAACAATATTGAAACTGTAGTATACTCAAATGGTGGAAGTCCCGTTGCAACATTAACTCTGACTTATTCGGTTCAGCCTCCAATTGCTAACGATGCTAATCTTGTTAATGTAACTATTTCTTAATATGGGACTAAAATTCAATCCATTTACTAACAAACTTGATTTTGTTGGAGCGGGTGGCGGCGGCGCAACTGGTGCGACTGGTGCTACTGGCCCTCAAGGACTTCAAGGTTTTAGTTCTGGTGCTGCTTATTATTTCAATCCATCTAATCCATCAAGTATCTCTGGATACTATGAGATGAATCGGAATTTGGTTATTGGAGCTGGAACTACGCTTACAGCAACAGGTGCAGGAGCGCAATTAGTTGGTTCTTTTGCTACAATTTCAAGCGACCCAAATGTTACAACTATTCCATCAGGTAATTGGAATTTTGAAAATTATATCTCGATGAATTCTAATGGTGGAACTCCGGGACTTTATGGAGAAATCTATATTCGCAATCTTGCTGGAACAGAAACGCTAATTGCAACAAGTGTTTCTAACCCACATCCAATCACATATGGAACTGTAAATGAATTGTATCTTTGGAGCATTCCGGTTCCAGCAACAAATATTTTAACCACAGATCGAATTGTTGTTAAATTTTACGCTACAAGTCTTGGTGGAAGAACAATGACAATGCACTTTGAGGATAATAATGTCGCTCAAGTTATTAGTTCTCTTTCATCTGCATTACAAGGGGCTACTGGAGCTACAGGCGCAACAGGCATCCAAGGAGTTCAAGGTGCAACTGGAACAACGGGCGCGACGGGAATTGAAGGAAGCACAGGCGCAACGGGTGCAGTAGCCCCCGGTGGATCGGTTGGTGCAGTAGACAACGCAGTTCTCCGCGCAGATGTTGGAACTGGCATTGTTCAAAACTCAAATATCATCATTGACGATGTTACAACTGCCACGCAAGACAATGTGGCTATTCGTAATAATAGTGCAGCTACCAACTCCGCGCTCGTCCTCACGCCGAAAGGCACGGGGGCGTTCATTCTTGGCCCGAAGCCGGATGGCACGGCGACTGGCGGGAATGCGAGGGGTTCACAAGCGTCAGATTTTCAACTTGTTAGAACAGTAGCAACAGAGGTTGCAAGCGGCATCCGATCAGCGATAGTTAGTGGATATAAAAATACGGCAAGCGGAACGCAATCGGTTATTGTTGGAGGAGCGCAAAACAGCGCGACAGGGGCGCAGGCTTTTGTTGGTTGTGGAGGCTCTTCAATTGATCCCGGAAATACAGCTTCCGCAAGTTATTCTGCTATTTTAAATGGATATGGAGGGTTGGCAGATAGACTTTCAATGCAATCTCACGCATCGGGTCGTTTCGCAGCAAACGGCGATGCCCAACGCGCCCGCTTCGTCCTCCGCTGCAAGACTACAACCAATACTGCTGTGGAAATGGCACTTGATGGTAGCACGACATATCTCGGCATCCCATCTGGAAAAGTCCTCGCCTGCACGATTAACATCTCTGGAGTGAAATCTGACGGCAGCGCAGTCGCCCACTATGTTCGCCAATACGCAGTAAAGAATGTCGGCGGCACATCCAGCGAAGTTTATGCACCTGTGACTATCGGAACCGATAACGCCGCAGGAACAGTCATCGCACTCTCTGCAAACAATGGAGATGATACGCTCCGCATCGCTGTTACTGGCATCGCCGCAGAAACATGGCGGTGGGTAGCCTCAGTGGATGCAGTCGAAATAGCTTACGGAACATAAGATTATGCTTAAAACATACGGACTCATATTTCCAGATGGAACTAAATACCTCTCCAGCGTAGTGCTGGACGATGAAGGTAATCCACGGATTGATACAATTCGACCATACCCAGTTCCCGAAGATTGGGTTGATCCTACTCTTGTTGAGCTTGTAAAAGCCGATCCTCCGGGGCCAGAGACAGAATGGGTAAGTCACCTTGAGTGGTTTACTGATCGTGTTGAAGTTAAGTGGGAACCTGCATAATGAATGCACCAGATAGCAATATCGCATCGCACGGCACAGGATTTGTTGGAACTATTTTCTCAATATTTGCAGTAGGAGTTTCAATGCTTCCAGAGTTAGATGTATGGTTTCGCATCCTTGCATCTATATCAGCCATTATTGCTGCATGGGTCAGCATTTACATGATGCTATCAAAACTTAAAAAAGATAAATGAACGCTAAAAAAATTGCTCTTGGGATGATATTAATTTCGTTTGCTTTTCTCGCAATGGCATTCTTAACAGGATGCGAGACACTTGGGATTTCCCTACAAACAGACTATGGAATGTTCACATATGAACTTCCACAACCAAAAGGAACAAAAAAATGAAAATCGTAAATATACTACTTCAGAAACTAAGTGAGAATTCTACATGGCGCGGATTGATTCTGATTGCTACAGCAGTCGGAGTGAAGATCGAACCAGAACTTCAAGAGGCAGTTCTTGTCGCTGGACTTGGACTTGTTGGACTTATTAACGTAATCCGCAAAGGCTAATGGTTCCCAATTCCAGACCGCAGCAAGCGAAAGAAAAAACCCTTGCAATGGTTATCAAAGCAGGGATAGAAGATCGCGTTGCTTTGGTTGGAATTAGAGGATATTATTCTGAAACATTTGCTCCATCGGGCAACCAAAGAGGCATCTACGATGATGCGATTATACTACTATCGCCAAGTGTTCACGCTACATTTAATGCTAATACTGATCCTTCAGTTTTTAAAAAAGGCATTGCGGTTCTTAAAACGGGTGTGCATAGGTTTCGTAAAGGGAATCATGGCATTAGTAAACCCGGAGGTGGCTATCCAGCGTTGCGACCTGCTAACGCAAAAGAACAACTCCCCGTTACGCGAGACATTACTGGGGATGATATGGGCATCGCTATCAACATTCACAAGGGAGGATACAATACAACCTCCTCAGAAGGATGCCAGACGATCTACCCATCACAATGGGACGGATTCATCAACCTCGTTTATTCAGAAATGAGTAGATATAATCAAAAAACAATCCCCTATTTATTAGTGGAAGGTTTATCGTAAACGATAATGGGTAATTCGTGTTCCAATCCATTTGATAGTTCAACGGTGCTTGCAGCTTCATATGCAAGAGCTGCACAGCAAAGCGCGGATTCTGCTCAACGGGCATACTGTGCATTACTGAATGCAAGCAAGGGCGCAACAGGATCAACAGGTGCTACAGGTATTCAAGGCGCATCAGGAATTGGAGCTACAGGTGCGACTGGTTCTGGAAGCACGGGGGCTACAGGAGTCATAGGATTGACTGGAGCTACAGGACTACAAGGTTCAACTGGTTTTGGTGCTACAGGTGCAACAGGAGTCCAAGGTTTGATTGGAGCTACGGGTATCCAAGGTGCAACTGGGGCAAGTGGTTATATTGGTTTAGACGGTTCAACTGGTGCTACAGGCCCATCAGGAACAGGAGCCACAGGAGCAACTGGAGTTACACCAGCAAATATTGTTTTGTCAGATATAACTGGATTAACAGGTGCAACACAACTAACTAATTTAGTTCAAATAACGCAAGCCGGATATAATTTAATTATAACTCCAAATGTAAATACGCTTTACATAATAGTAGGATGATCTTAACAGATTCTACCGCAGCAGAAGTTGGAACGAGCAATGTAAATGCAATTGCATCTTCGACAACTTTGTTTCGTGAGTTCATGTGCTATTTAAGCACAACTGTTTCACAAGCAATTTCTGGAACAACTGGCTTAATCAAAAACGGTATTGGTGGACTTACACTTTCTGGAGTGTGCAATTACACAGGGCCGACACAAATAAACGGAGGTCAAATTGCAATTTCAAGCGCATCGACTTTGAATGGAGTTATTAGCGGGGCAGGATCACTTACAAAGACTGGAACAACAGCTTTAACCATTGGAGGTAGCAATACCTATTCGGGAGGAACATTATCTGCTCCATCGTCGGCAACTGGAACAATTACATTTTCGCAAAATAATGCTTTTGGAACAGGGTTGTTTACATCTGCTGGGCCATCGCAAATAGTTTGCACTGCAACCTCAACGCTGACAAATAATTTTCAAGTTAACGCCGCACAATCTTTGCAATTCCGCGTTAATGTCGCTACGGTTATATTAACAATTTCGGGTAACATTGATGGAAGCGGAAGTATTAACAAAACATCAACAGGGCAGCTTCGATTAAACGGAACTTTAAGTTATAAGGGATCAACAGGCATCACTGCTGGAATTCTTCGAGCTATAACAACTGTTGGAGCCTCAACAGCAACGGCAACTTTTCAAAATACAAGTTTGGCAGTTGCGTTCAATATTTCACCCCCATCTGGAACAACTGCATTTCGATTTTTTCAAGGCACAACTATTCAAACCTATGCGTCTGTAACATTGACGGGGGTTCCAGTTGGAACAACGGCAACTTACAATTCGGGAAATTCAACACTTTCAGTAACTGTGCCATGATAATTCCTCCAAATGAAAATAGTTGGTCATATGATAATTCTATAGGAAACTGGAAATTGGTTTACGCAGATAAGCTAATTGTTGTTTACGAGCAAACTGATGAACCTATCGCAACGCAGAGCGTTTTGTTTGTAGGAACACAAGATCAATGTGAGGAAGAAATAATCAGGGCGGGATTAAGCAAAGATCAAAATTCCGAAGACCAACTAAATAATACTTGACCAAAATGAAACTATCGTTAACGATAAAATTATGAGCAATTGCAATGAGACTATTATAGTTGCAAACTACACAAGAGCCGCAAGAGATTTTGCCCAAGCTGCCGCTCAATCAGCGTGTATTGCTCAACAATCTGCTGGCGCAACTGGGGCCACTGGATTGCAAGGAGCAACGGGAGTTATCCCTACATCTAATGCAGGAAATTTTTGGACATTTACTGGTAATGGATTGACAACAACTTGGACATTGGCAGGAAATACAACTGGTTCTACAAATCCAGCATTATATCTTGCACATATAAATGGAGCGATGCAATCTCCAGCAAACTATACAATCAACAATGTGTTTCCAAGAACACTAACAATTTCAGTTCCAAATGGGATGGAGCTTGTTGTAGTTTCTCTTTCTACAGCATAAAAACACTTGACCAAAATGAAACTATCGTTAACGATAAAACTATTATGAGTTGTGGAAATTCCAGAAGTTCAAAATGCAATCCATGCGGGCCAAGTGAATCGGCAGTAAATGCGATTTCAGATCGTGCAGCTTACTATGCTCGCATCGCCGTAGAAGCCGCAAACTCTGCTTGCTTTCAATTACAAGAAGATGGCAATCGGCGTTGGGCTTATATTGGAGATGGGATTCAAACTATTTTTGATATTCCCGGCGCAGGAACAACAATTTCAGCATCTTATATTGTAGGTATTGATGGGGTTCTTCAAGACCCAGACAACTATACAGTTCAGCAAACCCATCCATCGAACCCTTACACTCTTACCATGTCAGTTCCAGTTCCCGCTGGTTCAGAAATTGTCATTGTATCAATTAAAGGTATAACTGGAGCTACAGGGCCAGTTGGGCCGGGCGGCGGCCCGACAGGAGCGACAGGGGCTACAGGAGTTATACCACCATCTAATTTTGGAAACGCATGGTCATATATTGGAGATGGAACGCAAACAGTATTTGCAATTACCGGAGGATTAAGCACAATATCATTAGGATATTTAGTGCATATTGATGGAATTTATCAAAAATCAACAAATTATACAATCAATGCAATAACCCCAAGAGAGCTTACCATGTCGGCTCCGGTTCCAGCGGGATCAGAAATAACAATCATATCAATATCAACATTATAAAATAATATGCCACTAACTAAAGCAACTCAAAATGTAGTAGAAGGAATTGTTTCTACTGGATCAACTGGAATATCCGCAGGATCATTCGTTGTTGGACAGCAATATAAAATTACTTCTCTTGGAACAACAACACAATCGCAATGGAATACAATTGCTGGAACCACAGGACAAACTTATGTAGTTGGTTCTTTGTTCACAGCAGCTACTATTGGAGCAAGCTCTGGTAATGGAGCAGCAGCAGTAGCAAGGACATTGGCTAATCGTTTTGCTGATGCGATGAATGTCAAAGATTTTGGAGCCGATAATACTGGAGCTACTGATTCAACTTCAGCCTTTAATGATGCAATAGCAACAGGAAAACCTGTATTTGTGCCATTTGGAACATACAAAACAAATGGAGTTGTAACAAATCCTCGCAGAATAGTTTCATCAGGAGCAACTTTTACTGGAACAAATACTATTGACCCATATCCAGCATTTGGAGAAGGGGCATTTAAGGTATATGCAACAAACAATAATAATTGTATTATTGGAATAGCAGATAACAATAATCCTCCAGCAACATTCGGGTTTCCGACTGGAGTAACTGGTTATGGTCGAAATAACAATTCTGGTAATACTGCATTTGGAATTTATGCTGAAGCAAGGCAATATGCAAACACAGGAGTTGTTACAAATGAAATAGACTCATTTAATCATGGTGCTGCTCCATCTTCAAATCTTCCACCAGATAGAAGCATTGGAACATCTCAACAAGTTCCAGTTGCATTAACAGTTGCAGCAGGAGGAACAGCAAACTCAAGCATTGGGATTCAACTTGGAAGAGAAGGAAGTTCTCCTCAACGTTTCTTAACAGGAATTTATATTGACTCAGATGCAACAGTAAATTATGGAATTTTTATAGATGCAACATCAACAAGCACACAAGAATCTCTTGTTGTAAAACACGCCGTTTCTAAAACAGGAATAAATATTATTGGTCAGGGAACTCCTGTTGTAAATAATGCGTTTTTAACATATACAGATGGAGCAAGTAATAGTGTTTTTAGTATAAGGCAAGATGGAAGGATTGGGATAGACTCATCTGCTTTAAGGCAAACAACAGTCGGGGTTGCTGGATCAGCAACAGCATTACCTTCTAACCCAACTGGATATTTCAAGATAATAGTTGGGGGTTTTACAAAAGTAGTTCCTTATTACGAACCTTAAATAATGAAAATTGAATTCAACGAACAACAATTGAGTATTCTCAACGCAGCAATCGTAGAGTTGCCTTACCGTATCTCTGCGCCTCTGATCAATCACATCAACCAGCAAATTCAAGAACAACGCGCATTGGAGTTTGACGAGCGCAGAGATAAAGCAGAAAATTAAAATATGAGCGCAAACATTAAAGCGTTTTGAAAAACTACATTAACATCTCTCATATCCTAATCTGCCTTGCACTCCAAGGAATTGGATATGCTATAACAAAGAATCCATTTATCGGAGCTATTGCAGGGATATTCTTTTTTGCTGGCAGAGAGATTGCTCAAGCCGAGTATCGGAACATTGAAGCATCTCCAAGCAAGTTGAGAAAAGATATGAGTGTGTTTGGTGGGTTTAATCCCAAACACTGGACGCTTAAGGCATTGTTTGCAGACTTGACAATTCCTTCTGTAATCGTAATAATAATTGCAATAATTTTACAAATACTATGAGCTACTGCACACCGTGCCCACCATGCGATTCTGAATTTCCATTATTGTGTGAACCGCTTGAAACAACCGCTAATGGAAAAAGATTGGTAGTAGAAGATTCTGCCGCTTGTCAAAAAACTATACAAACTCCAGCAGTTCAACAAGTATTAAAAACCGATAGTGCAAGTAATCTAACTTGGACAACTGGAGCTAATAATACTGTTTTAGCTAAATCACCTACTGGAACCGTGGAGTTTGCTACAATCAATAGTGTTCTTCAAATTGGCCCAGTTGATCTTAATAACCAGCCATTGACTACCACTGGAACGATTACAGCAACAACGCTAACTTCAACAGGCCAAGTTATTCTTGCTGGAAATCCGACTACCGCCCTTGGAGCGGCTACCAAGCAATATGTAGATTCCGCTGATGCGCTCAAAGTATCAAAGGCTGGAGACACAATGAATGGATTATTGGTTCTGTCCGCTGATCCTACTGCGGCACTTGGAGCGGCAACAAAACAATACGCTGATCTTAAAGTAGCCAAAGCTGGCGATACAATGACTGGGCCGCTTACCACAAATAGCACGATCTTAGCTACTGGGAACTCTTCTAAGATTGGATACAATACTGGTGCAGGAGGAACGATCACCCAAGGTGCAGGAGCAAAAACAAACTCAGTTACTCTCAATCGTCCTACTGGAATTATCGTTACCGATAGCGCGGCACTTGCGGCTAATACTGCTGTTACATTTAACTTGAGCAATTCGGTTATCGAGGCTACGGACATTGTGGTAGTGAGTCACATATCTGGAGGAACGCTTGGTTCATACAACTTCGCGGTGGCTCCAGCGGCAGGCAATGCCAATATCGTAATCCGCAATATCACAGCAGGAAGTTTGTCTGAAGCATTGACATTGCGCTTTATCGTAATCAAGAGTGTCAACGCATAATGCCAGCCGAAGGATCAGTCTTTGATGGATTCACAAGTATCATCGCGCAAGACGCAGATACTCACCCATCGTATTTGCCAGAGTCTGTAGTAGCAGAATCGGTAAATAGAACATTCCGAGGCGGCATCAATCGAACCAGACCAAGCATTCGGAATATTTCGATTGTTGCTGGAGCAGGGCAAGACGAGAATATCGTTAACGATATTCTTGGTGGTAGTTTCCAAGGCGCGTATCCATATCGTGCAACCAACTACAGAACCAGTGATGGATTTTTGATTTCAGTATCTGGAGTTATCTATTTTTTAAAGATAGTAAACAACCGGGCATTTGCTTACAAGATCATCGAAGGCAATGATCCGGGTATGATGCACACATTTTTTGTGCAAGCAGAAGATCGGGCATACATCCAAAATGGATACCAGAATGCGATAGCATGGGACGGGGTATTGGGAACGCTGACTGCTTCTGAAATTCAAAACGAAGACTACTGCGAGATCGTTTCGATTGGCACTACTGACTTTACCTTAATTGGTGCGCCGTCAAATACAATCGGAGTAAAGTTTACAGCAACTGGAACTGGAGTTGGGACTGGCACAGTAAAGATTCCCGCCTACCGTTTAAATCCATACCTCGCCAAGATGCCGATTGGAACTGTAATGGAGTATGCTTTCGGACGAGTATTTGTTTCTGATAGGTTCAACCAAATCTACGCTTCTGACATTATTTATGGCGGCGGGTTTACCAACACCAAGAATACAGAAAACTTTACAGAGATTGGATACTGGGCAGAAGGTGGAGCGTTTTCCACTCCAGCAATGATGGGAAATATCACTGGCATGAAAGTAATGCCGCAGATTGGAACCAACCTGCGCGGCCAAGGTGAACTTGTTATTCTAACTGGTAACGGAGCATTTTCAATGGATGTCTCTATACCAAGAAGCCAGTGGAATACATCAAACATTCAACGCATTTCATTACTTGGACGAGGATGCACAAGTCCATATTTAGGATTGGCCAACTCTGAACTTTGGTTTAGGTCACACGATGGTTGGGCATTCTATTCCAATAGCCAATCTGAATTTGCCAGATACTTTTCACTTCGTAAACTTTCGAGGGAAGTAAATAAATGGGTGCAGAACGACACTCCGTGGATGAAGCAATTTGCTTCTACAATGTTTTTTGATAACTACATCATTAGCACAGTAGCTCCGCAGACTTATCGGGCAGAAGGTGTAGAAGGATTGAATAGGTATCATAGGGGAATGGTGGTTCTTGATCTTGACCAATCATCTTCACCTGCACCAGACGCACAGCTTTCTTTTCGTTGGAATGGCATCTGGACAGGCTTTAGACCAACTCAGTTACTCTCTGCACTAATCCAAGGTGAGAAGCGTGGATTCGGATTCTCGTTTGATAAAGACAACAAGAACCGACTCTACGAATTTACTACTACACAAGGCGACGATTACGGGCCTAATGGAACAAGGCAGATTGATTCGTTTTTTACGACTGGTAGATATGACTTCAACCGAAGTGGGGCGACGAACAAGTTCCTTCGTAAAAAAATTACTGGCGGAGAAATGTGGATGAGTGAAATTAAAGGAGTGGTTGATAGCGATGTTGAGTTTCGCGCTGATTCCAATCCATGCTGGTCAGAACTTAAGGTTCCTACAAGCTATGGATGTAATCCATGTTCACCTAAAGTAACTGAATGCGTTCCACAAAAAAATGGTAATCGCTACAAACGCTATAAGTTCAATACCCCTGACCCAAGCGAGTGCAATGACTTGGCTGGTATCCCATCTGTAGAAGGAAGTGAATTTCAAATCAAAGTAAACCTTACTGGAGCAGCTACTGTTGACCGAGTAAGGTTGATGGCAAACATCAAGAACAACGATGATTCACCAGTTGGAGACTGCCCAGAAGAAAATGAGGAATGTGAACCATTTTTGTGTTGCCAAGAGAAGTATTGGGAATATAATATCGTAAATTAAATCAAATGGACAATTCAGACTCATCTCCTGCACTTACATTTCCAAATGTTCCAGATGACTTTTGTCCCGCTGGCAATTGGCAGAACATATTTCAAATATTTATTGATGAGGTTTTGGCAAATGGAACTATCAATGTTCCGGGTCTTGGCGATGTAACTCCACAACAGATTCAGCAGATCAATGAAGAACTTGCTGACCAGCAAAATCAAATAAACGCACTTGATACGCGAGTAGATACAGTTGAGACTAATGTTACAAATCTTACTACACAGGTAAATGCAATTCCAGTTATAAATGTTCGTTATGGAACACTAACTGGAATTGCGCCTAATGACACGACATCTACTGGGATTCCTTTTAGTTCTCCGCTACCATCTGCTGTTTATGGTATTTCATTGACTCCTATTTATGGTTCTGGAACTCCAGCATCAACTCCACTTTATACGATTATCTCCCAAAATACAGCAGGATTTACAATAAGGGTTGATAACAATATTGCAGAAATTACGAGCTTGAACTGGATGGCGGTTCATACCTCACAACCATAAGCCATCACAAAGAAAACTAAATATATGACAACACTAAAAGGAACCGACCCAAAACTTGTTTCTGGTGGATCACCAACTCGCGGAAGCATCCGTGAAGGTATGGGGAATATGCCCAACCTTGGTGCTAAGAAGCCAAGCATCTATACGACCGCTGGCACTCCAAAGCAAGGTTACCAAAAGTAATTATCGGTAACGATAACCTATGGCTGATACCCTCGAAGAGATGGTTGAAGTCGTCAAAGGGTTCGTCGGTGATAGTGGTGTATGTTCTTATGACAGAGCCATTAAAGCCGTAAACCAAGCGAGACGATTGTTGTGGAATAAGAAGGCGTGGACTTCGCAAGAAGAATATGTCCAGATTTGCTGCGTGAACGATTGCTTCACGCTGCCGTCTCGTTATGAGCAAATCAAACTCGCGTGGATTGGTAATGACACTGCATCTCTCGCAGATGAGTGGTTCAACGCAACCAATGCGTTTGCTCTGCAAGCAGGCAACTCATGCCATAGAGGAATTACTGAAGTAGGAGGACTCCATGTTCTCTTCCGAGATTACACTACGCACCCATACCAAATCGGCGTGATGGCAGAGGAGGCTGAAGACATTGGCGTAGAGCTGATGTTTGAAGCGCAAGACCAGTATGACACCTACCATAAAGTTAAGGTAACTACTGCCAACCCACCGACGCTGGCGAAATCCGACCTTCTTGTAAAAGGAATTCGGGGAGTAACCAAGCCGATTACTAAAGGTAGGATTCGGGTGTATGCTTACGACACGGCATTGGAAGCAAAGACTCTGATAGCAATTTATCAACCTAACGATGCTAACCCTACATTCCGTAGGTTCAAAGCACCGAGAACTTGCGAGTGTATTACACTCTACGCATCGAAGAAATACTTTGACCTAACCGACCCAAAGGAACTGGTAGAGTTCATTCCAGATGCAATGATCTATGCTATCCTTGCATTGAACTCGCGTGAGAATCGTAAGGCGCAAGAGTTTTTGAGTAACTTGTCATTGGCCGTGCAGGAACAAGAAAAAGAAATGTCAAACGCAGAAATACCAACTGCCGCTCCAATCCGCTTCTCAAACTATAGTCGGGCAGAAAACCTAATTGGGTCTGATTTACTTTCTCCATCACCCAACGACTACTTTCTATACCGATGACTTTAACTATTCCAGATAAAATCGACGCGAGAAACGTAGTTGGGTATGGCGATCCAGACTACGAACTCAACTTGATGGATTTGGAGATTCTAAAGTTACCTCCACGGGAATGTCCATTGATTCACAAGTTCACGCCGGGAATGTATATTCGGGAAATCTATATGCCGAAGGATACGATTCTCACAAGCTTGCTTCATCTGACTACTCATCCGTTCTTCATTATGAAAGGCGATGTGACTGTCTGGTATCATGGAATCCCTTCCCATAGGTATAAAACAGGCTACAGTGGCATCACAGAAGCAGGAACAAGGCGTATGCTCTACACTCATAGAGACACAATCTGGACAACCTGCCATGTTACAGATTTAACTGATCCAGACGAAATTATTGACACGATCACTTCAAGAGACTTTAATCCTCACATCGCCAAGGAAGACCCAAGGGTTCAAAAGTGGCGGCATAACCGAACTGACTTAATCAAATGAGATTTCTTTTACCAGACCACTTAGGCAACGATAAACATTCAATGATGTTTCATTCCAGCGGATTTGCTATTGCTGCTGGTGTGGTTGCGGTAGGTGCGGCGGCAGGGTCAGCGGCTATCTCTATGTCGGCAGCAGATCGTGCAAAGAAAGCTCAAGGTGCAGCAGCAGGACAATTTAAAAAGCAACAGAGAAAAGCAACCAAAGGACTTGTCAAAGGACAAGAACAAGTCCAAGGAATGATCGCTGATGTAAAAGCTCCAGTATATGATTTTGCAGCTATGCGTGGAGATGCTGAACAAGCTTCAGAATACCAACGCCAACAACTTGAGAAATTCCTTCCCGGTGCAGCAGCACAAAGGGAAAGGCAAATGCAGATAGTGAACCAAGCAATGGAAGTTCTTGCTCAAAATGCGCGAGGTGAATATGGGCAAGATGTGACCCAAAAAACAATGCGTGATGTCGCTCAATATGCAGGTGCAGGATTTAATCCAGCAACAGCAGGAAGGACTGGAGGATTCCAAGCAGCGCAAGGATTGGCTGCAAGACAACTTGGGCAAACAACTCTCGATGTGCAAAGAGGAGCATTTGAAGCATTGCCTCGCATTTCAAGCATTGGACAAACTTGGTCACAAATAGCAAGGGGATTCACAGCAAATATTGAAGATTTCGGTAGACTGCAACTGGGCTATCAAACAGCAGGAGCAGAAGTTGGATTGCAAAAAGCCAAAATGACTGCCGATATGTTCTCTAATATCTACAATGCACAATCTGGATTGGCTTCTCAAATCTACGGAGCAAACAAAGAGAATGCCGCCGCGAGTTACGCCGCGCAACAAGCAGTAGGACAAGGTGTGCAGCAGATTGGTCAAGCTACATCTGGCGCGTTGATGGGTATGAGTGGTGCTGCTGGTCAAATTGGAGCAGCGGGCGCAGGAGGAACAACTTATGGATCACTTGCAGCAGCACAACAAGCCGCCCCATACGCAGGAAGCATCAGTCAAGTTTATGGATCGGGATATGTTCCAAGAGCAACCGCAGTGTAAAATATTATGTCTATCGCAGAACTTATAATGCAGGGAACCAACCGCTCGTCGCAATCAACGGCATGGGTTGGAAATTCTTTAGCTGAACTTGGAAAAAATGTAGGTGCAGCGTTGGAACGGAAAGAGCAGCAGAAGCAAG